TCGTTGATCCAGTCAATCTGTAAACGAAACCGTACGTCTGTTCTTGATGGAGTTCCACGAGCAGCACGACAAGCAAAACGATAATAGGTGACAAAACTACCGCTTGGTGGAGTGATAGGAATGCCGTCACTTTCTCCACCGTTGTATCTTAATTCACCAGTTGACGATGCGGTCGATTGATAAGATCGCATGGCCCATTCACCGTCAAATGCGGTAAATGGCGTAGGTTCCTCAGATGGTTTCCTGCGTCTAATTCGGACTGCCGCACCGCCAAAATATCCTTCATCAGAATATTCAGCGGATGGATTTGAAATGTAATTTGCTTGGTCAAAAACTAAGCCAACATTCGTTTCAATTTCTGTTTGCCTGTTGCCATAGATACCGATGGAAGTTGCATCGGTTGCTTTTTGAGTGGAATCTAAACCAATACCCAAAACTTGTTGATTGTTTACAATTACATAATTTGCTTCGTTGAAACCGCCAATTTTTGTTAAGTCTTGACCAAAGATATGGACTCTGCTGCGGTTATTGACGACCACGGTGTTTGCAATGTTTTGAGATGAATTTTCAATATCTATCTCTGTGTAATGCAGTTGCCCGGCAGAACCTAATACGTCTGTAAAAGTTTTTCCTGAGGACACCAGCGAAGCGCCCGATCTAATCTCAACTAGCCCAGTACGGCCAGTCGTGATGTTCGTTGGTAACACATTTCTTGGATACCAATAAGTTTGACTAGTGCTGCTAATCAAATCTAAGTGATTTGAAATGTTGGCTACTAAATCTGTGTCGCCCATGTTTTGAATCGCACCGGAAGTGACCGCAGAAACTATTTTTGTTGCATAGGTCGCGTCAACGACTTTGTTGATTGCAGCGACTCGGTTATTCCAACCATAAAGACTGTCGGTTTCATCAACTCCGGTCGTAAAGTTTGCGCCACCAACACCAACAAGTTGGAATTGTGAAACGTAACCAACCCAGTCAATGCAATTCAAAGTTGTCAATGTAATTGGCGTGGTGTAACTGATGGAATCATCAAAAACAATGCGTTGTGAAACGTCTTGGACGTAACCAACAAACGCATAGCCAGCAAACTTGCTAAACGATATTCTTACAAGCGCACCGACCGCCGGAACGCTTGCTAAATCTTTGAATGTTGCGTTGAGAGTTCCAACGTCAACCTGTGATGATCCGGGTGCGCCAACTCGACCACCTTGGGAATAGTTGAAACCTGCAACTAAACTTGCGGTGCGGTCAGTCCAAACAAAGGGTGTGGCCCACGGAGAAGTCTCAATCAGCATTTCGCCATAGAGCGGTTGTTCAATAATTGGTAAAGCCATTATCGCCCACCGTTCGCCCGGTTGTAATCAGCCAGCACACGCGCTACTTCACGCCCGGCACTTACAGAGTCAATTGGTGCGTTGAAGTTGATGATTGGGGCTGATGCGCGGCTGGTACCGCCAAACGGTTCGGTGCCTTTACCTGACGAATCGCCTTTAGCATTGTTACCGCTGGACCCAGTACCCAAAACGCTGTTGCGGAAGTCACGCAACGCGCCAACCCAGTCCATGTTGAATTTGCTAATCGAATCTAAAAGTATTTTGACATCGCGCAAAAAGTTAGCCATCTCTTTGATTCCGTAAGCGGCACCAATAAACGCGTCTGCGATTGCCTCAACATCTTTACGGCCCTGCGGTGTGGACAACCATTTGGAAATCTCTTTGTTCATGTCCTCAAGTGCTGGCAACATTGCTTCACCAATCGAGTCACCAATTTGATTGAATTGTGCAACCATTTTTTCAAACGGTGTTGCCGATTCCTCTGCCAAACCCATGACGCGATTTTCGATTGACTTGAGAACTAGATCCTGTGCTTGTAACAGTTTGCCGGACTCTTGAAGTCGCGCAATTTTGGCTTTCTCGGTCGCAGTAAAAGTAATACCTGCACGGTTAAGCGCGTTCAGGTTTTTCGTTGGATCCTGCAATACCCGACCAAGTTTGATGGCGTTGGATTCCATGTCACCGAAGCCACCAGCTGCGAGGTCAATGGCCGCCTGTGTCGTGCGGTCAAATGTGCCACCAAGTTCGTCGGCAGTTTGGCGCAACGTCTTGAACACCAGCAACTTACGCTGAACCGCTTTGACCTGTTCATCGTCAATACCAGTCGCTTTGTTGACTTGGTCGGCATAGGCCGCCATACGTTTGACGGTTGCGTCAGTCGCAGCCGATATGCCGTTCATGTTCTCCAGCATGAACTTCAGTTGGATGTCGGCTTTACGAGACTCTGCACCCATATTTGCCAGTACCGGGATGTAACGAATTGCTGCAACGGTCAAACCGAGCATTGCACCGCGTACGGCGTTGAATGCTTTAGTTGACAACGTGCCAAACGTATTAGTCTGGCCTGCCGCTTTACGCAAACCTGCTGCGTACTTTGTGGCGTTCATGGCCAGCGTGACGATCATGTTTGATGCAGCCATTACTTACCCCCATTCATAAATTTGATTATTGCGTTTCGTTCACGCAACGTGAGTTGATTTGCTTCCGTGACCGAGAGGCCGCAACCAGCCACTAACGCGGCCAACGCTTTCGCCCGGTCATCCTTTATTTTTTTGTGGTGTCGTCATCCCCAAACAACTGTGCAAAATCGTTCGGGGTAAGTGTTTCGGCTTCAGCAATTGTGAAGTCGGGGTTGGTGCGACGCTTCATGACCCATGCCAACGCGATGCGCAGTTTGATAACGCCAAGTTTCTCCTCGGCAATTTCCGAAAACGGCATCTTGGCGTAGTCCTCGATTTCGGCGATTTCGCCTAGTGTGATGTCCTCAAAGTCCATTTGTTTGAAAGCCTTTCTGCTTTATGTATTTGTTCAGTTGGAAGTTCAACATCGTGACGATGTATGACTTTTTCTTGTTTCGTGCTTTGACAATGTAGGGATTGCCTTTACCGCGATATGTCGTGCGCCATACCCGGTCGCCCGTTTGTGATCTAGTGCCAGCAACCCGATAGGTTCCCAGCGATACTGCCCTGGCATATTGCACACCAGTTGTGGTGCTATCAACCACGCCACCTGCGCTGATGGTGTTTCTTACTCGCGCGGACCCTGCGGCGACAAGACCGCCGAATACCATTCGGGAATCAACACCACCGCTGACACGGTTTTTGACGAACGCTTTCTTTGATGCGTAACCGCGAACCGATTGAGCAAGTCGCCCGGTGATACTTGGTGCGGTGACCGTGGCCTCACGAGCCACAACTTTGGCGGCATCCTTGATCCAGCGTTCAAACAAGTTCCGATCTCCACCCATTGCAAGAAACTTCTCGCGAGTTTCGTTCAGTCCTTTGATGTAGGTACGGCCCTTAGAGTCCTCAAGAAGGTAAATCCCATCACGAGAACCGCCAAGAACCGTACCAGCCATCAGAGGCCTTACGGTGTGGTGTCGAGCGTTACGTCGCCAACAATGTCCATGCGGACACCGTCGAATGCGAACGTGCCGTCTGCCGACGCTTCGCCACCGAGTTGGAACGCACCCTTTGCCGGGATACGAACGGTTCCGGTGAAATGCGGCGCGTCTGCCCCGGCGGTCGCGTTGCCCTTGGGTGCGTAGACGAACGCAACCTCGGAACCTGCGTCAGCCCACATGGCGCGCCAGAACGACGCTGCTTCAACGGACTGAACACCGGACACGGTGAAGTAGAAGTCGCGACGGCCACCGAGCGATGCGTCGTAGAACGTGGTTACGTCTGCTGAAGCATCCTCCGACTGCATGACAACCGACGAGAAATCCGCCCAGTAGTCCGTGCCGTCAATGGAAAGCAACAGAGCGTTTGCTTTGATACGAGTCGATGTTGCCATCGTGTTCTCCTTAGAGTTGAGTGTTTTGGTAAACGGTGATTGTGGTGGACAAGTAATCGGCACCGCTGATGTCAATCATTGACGGTGCGCCAACCGACGAAGCGTAGAACCCGGTTGCGTCGCTGATTGCTTCAAGTGTTGAATCAGTCAGGTCGTCGAGTGCGGTGATCATGGTTTCGTTGGCCGCGTTAGCGACAATGAGTGTGACATCGAAGCCGACTCGGAATGAACCGAACGTGTCGCCAGAAACAACCCAGTCACCTGATGGGACAAGAATGCCCATTGGTGGTGTGGCACGTTCTGGGGTGAACGCAAACACACGCAAACCAGCATCTGTGAGAATGCTGGCCAACGCGGTCCGCGCTTCACCAATCATGCGATACCTTGACCAACCCAAGGGGTCAGAATCGGGTAAGCCGCAATCATCGGGTCACGCGCTACTCGCACCGCCGAACCGCCGTCAAGTGTCGCAAACTGTGCGATACCATTCGGGGCGGAACGGCGGTGGAATAGTTCCGATCCACATTCAATCTTTGCCCGGAGTAAAACCGTGGCCGGCACAGTTGCAGTACCCACAAACTTGGTGACGAGAACAACTGCCTCATCCCAACATGCTTCGACAAACGTCTCGTCGGAGTCAGGCGCCCCGACGTAAGACTGCAACTGTGCGGCGGTCATGGTTATTAGTCAGCGACCGTGGGGATGATGAGCGTGGGGTACTCGTCTGCAACGGCCGTGTAGGTGCTGAGCGAGTAAGCCGTGCTGAGGTTGACCGCGTTGTCCTGCGAGAGGCGGAGTGCGCCTGACGTGAACTGACGGAGAGCCAGCGACGAAACGAATGCATCCTCGGTTCCGTTGGCGGCGAGTTGCGCGTCAACAATGATGGGGATGCCTGCGATGGTTCCGCGAAGTCCGCCGGGGTTAGCCGATCCGAATGCGCCGACGTTCTCGTTCGAGAACGAGATAACCGGGGTTCCGTCAAGAGCCAAGAGAGCCTTGAACGTTGCCTTGCCAACGACGAGAGCGTCGATGACTGCACCCTGTGGCTGGAAGTACGTTGCAGCTGCGTCGGCAAGTGCGCCGGCCCATCCGTCGTAGGTTTCAGCCGAACGAGTAACGATGCGACCTGCGCCAGCCTGAGCCGAAACAGTCTGCGTGTATTTGTTGCGGAGTTCCGCAGCCAACTTGTTTCCGAGGGCGATTGCCTGTCCACGGAGAACCGAGTCGAGGTAAGGAACGGTGGAACGTTCGATGGCCTGACGAGTCAGTTCCGAGTAGTTACCAATCGTCTTGATGTCAACCGACTTGGTTTCGAGGTTGAGCTGGTAGTAGCCCAAGTCTTCACCTTCGGGGTCCTGTTCTGCAGTTCCGTCGGTGATTGCGTCAACCTGTGCGAACGTGATTGCCATTCCGGTTGCCGGGGTGACACCGCGACCAAAAACTGCACCGAGAGGGTTTGCGCCCTCAACGAGACGGATCAAGTTGAAGTCGATGGGCGTGACAACCGAGTCAGCCGTGGTTGCACCTTCGTAGGCACGTTCCATGACCTTGGCGGCGTTTTCGTCACCGTCAACGATGGCCTTCAAGAATGCGCCAGCGCTGCGGTAAGTCGGGGCGGCTGCCTCGACCTTGGTGATGCTGGCGATTTCTCGTTCCAGCATTTCAATGGATTCGCGAACCTCGGCGAGGTCGGAACCCTCTGGAGTGATGTTCTCCATTGTTTCCTCCTTGGGGGAAGCCGAGTCCG